ACAACTGCTCCTACTACTAACGATGAATTAGATGCAAGACTATCCGTAGTTGAAGCCCAAGTCAATACCTTGGTTGCTGCTAAGACACAAGAGCATATTGATGCTATTGTTTCTGCTCCAGCCGATTCTTCTTCAGCTAAGGTTGAAGATGTAGTTGCTTTGTCACCAAGTGTAAATGTACCTGAAGCTGCTGATATTGTGGCTGATGTTGTTGATCAACAAATTGCAACTCAAGCAATTGATGATGTAGAAGTAGCTGTAATCGTAGCTGCTGCCGTAAATGCAGTAGTTACAGCAGATCCAGAAATTGTTATGGATCCAGCAGCAATCACAGAAGCTATTACTAATGCTGTTTCTGAAGCTCCAGCGCCTTCACCAGAAGTAGCTGAAGCTGCAGCCGAGGCTGTTGCTAATATTATTGCTTCTGCTACTGGAGATGAAGTTGCTGAAAAAGTTTATAATAATATCGTAGAAGCAATTGCATCACCTGCTGATCCAGCACTAGATGCTCTTGAAGGTCGTTTAGGAAATATTGAACAAAAGATTGACACTCTGCTGGGAAAATAGTAACGAGGCTTCAGAAATGGACCAAAGTTTTATTTGGCTCGGGTAAACATTAGGGCAGTTCTGAAGATTGTCCTTAATAAAAAACATTGATAATGAATTTACATTAATTGATTAGATGTTATAATTGGATTATTATATTATGAATAAGTGGAGTTTACATGATGAACAACGATCAATTCCTTTGGGTGGAAAAGTATCGGCCGAAGACAATAGCCGATACGATTCTGCCCGAAGGTCTAAAGAAGACGTTCCAACAATTTGTGGATCAGAAGAACGTACCCAACTTGCTACTGACTGGTCCAGCTGGTGTTGGCAAGACGACGGTGGCTCGAGCGATGCTCGAGGAATTAGGAGCCGATTACATAGTGATCAACGGCTCAATGAACGGCAACATCGACACTCTGAGAACAACGATTCAGAACTTTGCGTCGAGCGTATCTTTTGCTGGTGGCCGTAAGTATGTCATTCTTGATGAGGCTGACTATCTAAACGCAAATTCTACTCAGCCTGCTCTTCGTAACTTTATGGAAGAATATTCTAAGAATTGCGGGTTTATTATGACTTGTAATTTTAAGAATCGTATCATTGAACCTCTACATTCTCGATGTTCTGTAGTTGAATTCAAGATTGCAAAGAAGGATCTACCCGATCTTGCTATGCAATTCATGAAACGGGTTCGTATGATCCTGACTACAGAGAATGTAGAGTTTGATAAGGAAGCTATTGCAGCAATAATTATGAAGTATTATCCAGACTCACGCCGAGTTCTGAATGAACTTCAGAGATATTCTGCTACTGGTAAGATTGACTCTGGTATCCTAGTCAATGTGAGTGAGGAGTCATTCAAGAAGCTACTTGGTTATATGCGTGAAAAGAACTTTAGCTCGGTTCGTAAGTGGGTCGGAGAAAACTCTGACATTGATACTACAGAGTTATTCCGTAAGTTCTATGATCAAGCTTCTGAGGTTATGACTGCTAATTCTATTCCTCAGTTAGTTCTTCATCTTGCCAATTATCAATACAAGTCAGCATTTGTTGCTGATCATGAAATCAATCTAGTCGCTTGTCTAACAGAGATTCTGGCAGACTGCGAGTTTAAGTAATGGCTTCTCCGTTTGACTATATCAATGCAATCAGTCATTCGAAGAAAGATCTAATCCAAGATTCAGAGGATCCAGTTCGGGCTGAAAAGGACTATAATGCTTATCTTGTAAACAAGGGGTTGTCATATTTTATTGATACCGTTCTATTTGCAAACGAGATGAATAGCCACCACCATCTTGATGCAAAACTTCAAAATGACTATCTAATAAATACTATTAGACCCAAGAAGCGATTTGCCAAATGGGTTAAAAAGTTGTCTGAAGATGATTTAGAATTGGTAAAGTTATACTATGGCTATAATGATGAAAAAGCTCGTCAGGCCCTTTCTATTTTATCTGATGATCAATTGACACTGATAAAAAAGAAACAAGAAAAAGGTGGCATAAAATGAGTAGCTTGATTGAATCCATGGTTGAAGTAACTTTAAATCACAAAGACGACTTCCTAAAGGTCAAGGAAACTTTGACTCGTATTGGTGTTGCGTCACGTAAGGATAACACTCTCTATCAGTCTTGCCATATTCTCCATAAGCAAGGTAAGTATTATATTACTCACTTCAAGGAGCTATTTGCTCTAGATGGAAAGGACACGGACTTCTCAGAGAATGACATCTCTAGACGAAACACTATTGCTAATTTATTATCAGAGTGGGGATTAATTGGATTAGTAGAATCAGCTAAGTCGGCTGATCCAATTGCTCCTATTAGTCAAATTAAAGTAATTGCATTCAAAGATAAAGATAAGTGGAATCTACAGAGTAAGTATAATATCGGCCATTCTAAGTAAGGTTTCAATGTCTACACAGTGGAATATTGGTGAACCACGTATGGCTAAAGTTGTAAATATACCAAAGCCTAAATGGCACATGGATTTTTTTGGGGATGGCAATTTAAATTTTAATTTTATTAAAAATAAAAATTGGTGGGCACGTATGTGGTGCACTATTATCTTTGGCACAAAGTGGAAAAGATTATGAAAATAGGTTTAGTAGCTTCTGCTTTTGACCTTTTGCATCCTGGTCATATTATGCTATTAAAAGATGCACGGGCTCAATGTGCCCATCTTATAGCTGCTCTTCATACAGATCCTTGTATAGAGCGCCCAATGAAAAACAAACCAAGTCAATCTATCTTAGAAAGATATATTCAATTAGATGGGTGTAAGTATGTAGATGAAATTATTCCATACGAGACAGAATCTGATTTGCTTAATATATTAACATTTAAAGATGTAGATATCATATGTTTAGGATCTGAATATAAAGGAACTGAATTTACTGGAAAAGATCTAGGAATACAAGCACATTTTCATCAACGTAACCACAACTATAGTAGCTCTGAGTTACGAGAAAGAATAAATACTTCATTAGTATAAGGATGAAGTAATATGGAAGATTTAAATCAAAAACTTATTAACTGGATTTTAAAAGTTGCTGTTGGAACTTTATCAGCAGTAATTGGTATAGTAGTACTTGTTTTAGCAGTTGGTATTTTTCTACCAAATGACCAAGTAGATAATGAAAAAATATTTGAAATCATTGGCCCAGCATTTAATACAGTAATTGGTGCCTTTGTTGGTTTACTTGGTGGTTTAAGTATTAGTAATAATGCAAAGAAAGAAGAACCAGCTCCAGAACCAGAAACCCCAGCTGAACCTGAAGATGATTTAGGCCCTCACCCAGATCATCCAGACGAAGAAATCATATAATAGGAAAGTGACTCAAATGTGGAATGAAATTAAAAATCTATTCAAGAGACTTTTTGGTCTAGTAGATACAAATCACGATGGTAAAGTATCTACTCAAGAAGCTCAAACAGCAGCTTTTAATGCACAGAATATTTCTGCTGCAGCTCAGGCAGATGTAAAAGCTACAACTAAGAATTTAAAAGCTGAAGCTGAAGAATTGATAAATGAAGCAAAGCAAGATGTTAATGAAGTTGTAATCTCAGCCAAGAGCACTGCAAAGAAAGCCAAGAGTGCTGTTGATCTAGCTAAGTCTGGCAATATTCAAGGTGCTACACAAGCCGTGAATGACGCAATAGCATCAGCCAAAGATACTGTAACCAAAGCTGAAAATCTTCCAAATAAAGTACGTGGAAGAAAGTCTAAATCTTAATTTACATTAATTCACTAATGTGATATAAATAATAGTGGTGATGCTTCGGGTCACCACTATTTAACCTCGCTTAACAGGAGAAACATGATGACATATAAATTCGACCATAGCTTTGCTGACCTTGCAAAGTTCGACACATTCTTTGTCGGTGCAGATCAACTGCGTAAGAAGCTTACAGATATGACTACACAAACTGTAGAATTAGCTTCAAAATACCCCCCGTATAATATTAAGAAAGTAACCGATAACAAGTATGTTATTGAGATGGCTGTTGCCGGATTTGGCAAGCAAGACATTGAGCTTACTCTAGAAGACAACAAACTTGTTGTTAATGGTAAGCTGGAAACCGTTGATGATCTAACAAAAGATGGTATTGACCAAACATATCTATGGAAAGGTATTTCTGATCGTGCATTCTCACGACAGTTTACTCTAGCAGATAATGTAGAGATTAAGACAGCAAATTTGTTTAATGGTATGCTAAAGATTTGGCTAGAAGCTATTATTCCAGAATCTAAGAAGCCAAAGACTATTCCAATCAATGAAACAGATGCTCCTTCTACTCCAGAATTTCTTACTGAAAAGAAGGGTAAGTAGTATTAATAGGGGGGAGTAATCCCCCCTATTTTTTACCTATTACAGCCAACCAGCATATTTGTGAGTCTTACCTTGACGATCTGGTAAACCATGAGTTCCACCATTTACTCTCTTAGTAATTTGTAGAATTACTGCATCAGTGGTACCTTGATCACAAATTGCCCATAGATTATTACGTTCAAAGAACCAAAGGGCTGATTCAAATGAGAGTTCGGTAGCAACAATATCCGGATTAGTAAGTACATCTGGTCTTTTGCAATATGCAGCAAAAGCTTCATAGTTGTCTTGACCAGTCAATTGGATTGCTCCACGACCACGATACTTATATCCTTCACCTGAAGATTCAGGACCATTGCCCATGCGGCTTGCATATACTCTATTAGCAATTTTTTGTGGATTGCGTGCATATGTATTAGCTAGAGCATCAGTTGGAAAGTATTTAGAAAAGATTTTGCGAAGACCATCTTTAGAATAATTAAGATTCTCTGTAAAAACTTTAAAGTCACCGGTTTCGTGGCCAGTTTGAGCAAAGAAATGTGCAGCTCTATTCTTATTAAGTTTAAAATAAGCAGCAGCTGCTTTTAAAGTGCCTGGACCAAATGCTCCGTCGGCCGTAACGCCAATCTTCTTTTGTAGTGCAATAAGACTCATAATAGACTCCCTATAATATGATTCACCAATATATTTATTGTTTACATTAATTCCGAGCGTGTTACAATATAAATTGAATACGAAAGGGCGTACATGAAATTCTATACTGATGTAACTTTGAACCGCGGAAATATTCTTCTGCGTGGTTATGATAACGGTAAGAGAATCAATTATAAGATTGATTACAAACCATATCTCTTTGTTCCTTCAAAGACTGGTAATTCAGAATATCGTTCTATCTTTGGTAAGCATGTTGATAAGATCTCATTTGATAGTGTATATGAAGCCCGTGATTTCCTAAAGCGTTATGAAGATGTATCCGGGTTTGAGATCTTTGGTCTCAATAAGTTTGAATATACATTCATCAATGATTATTTTCCAGGTGAAGTAAATTTTGATCCGTCAATTATCAATGTTGGTTATATTGATATTGAAGTGGATTCATCATCCGGGTTTCCAGATGTTAAGAGTGCCTCAAAAGAAGTTACAGCTATTACAATCAAGCGGCGAGATCTAATCATCTCTCTTGGTTGTGGTGATTTTGATGCTCCTGAAGGAGTCATCTATATTAAGTGTCCTAATGAAGCAGCTTTACTTCTAAAGTTCCTAGAAATCTGGAAGCAGCTTGATCTAGATATCATCAGTGGCTGGAATGTAGAATTCTTTGATATTCCTTATCTAGTTAATCGTATCACGCAAATTCATGGCGAAGCATTTGCCAATAAATTATCACCATGGGAGATTCTATATGAAAGTACTCGCGAAATCATGGGTAGACCAACCCAAATCTATCTACCAAAAGGAATCTGCATCCTTGATTACATGCAACTTTACAAGAAGTTTACCTACACAAATCAAGAATCATACAAGTTGGACCACATCGCATTCGTTGAATTGGGCGAACGAAAATTGGATTATTCAGAGTTTGAAAGTCTCTATGACCTATACAAACAAGATTTCCAAAAGTTCATGGAATACAACATTCATGATACCTTGCTTGTCGAACGGCTTGAGCAAAAACTAAATCTTATTGGATTGGCCATGACAGTGGCCTATGATGCCAAGATTAATTTTAGTGATACATTTTCTCCTATTCGTCTGTGGGATACTATCATTCATAATCAATTAATGAATGACAAGATCGTAGTATCAAAGGCCAAGAACAATACTAAAGTGGATACATTTGCTGGTGCATATGTCAAGGATCCACTTGTTGGAATGCATAATTACGTAGTATCTTTTGACGTAGAATCTCTATATCC